TTATGTTATTTTACGAAGTTTTAACTCACTGAGTGGATTAAATCTAACTGCATCTTCCAAATAATCAGGTGCAAAGTGCGCATAAGCCATTGTTTGCAAAATGCTTGAATGCCCTAAAATCCGCTGTAACGCCAGAATGTTGCCGCCGTTCATCATGAAATGACTGGCGAAAGTATGGCGCAGCACGTGCACCGCCTGCCCTGCTGGCAGACCGGGCGCGACGTCCTTCACGCACAGCCGGACATAGGGATAGTTCAGATCCTTGAACAGCGGCCCCGACTTCACGCCGTTGGTGATCTCTTTGCAGAGTTCGGGCGAGATCGGCACCGTCCGGTTCTTGTTGTTTTTGGTGTTCAGGTAAGTAACCTTGTTACCGATCACCTCTTCCTTTCGCAGCTTCGCCACTTCACCCCAACGGGCGCCTGTCGCTAGGCAAAGACGGACAGCTTTCAGGTGATCACCGTCGAGCCGTTCCTGCAGTGCCACGATCTCGGCTTGGGTAAGAAAGCCCATTTCCTGCGCCGGTAGCTTCATTTTCCTCATGGCCTTGAGCGGGTGCTCGCCCTGGTAATGCCCCAGCTCAATAAGCACGGAGAACACGCCGCCCAACATTTCCTGGTCAAGGTTGACCGTCTTGGCCTTCTTGCCTTCAGAAAATCGCAACGCCCGGTAGTCGGCAAAGAAAGTGCGGGTGATCTGGCTGGCTTTGGGATGCCCCATTTTCTCCGCCATGACACGCAACTTCTGCACCCTCTTCACTCCGTCTTTTAGGTGCTGGCCGTGATGGTTCCACCACAAATCGATCAGGTCTGTTAATGGGCGATGGTCAGCGGGCTTATCGAGCCACTCTTTGTTGTTCTGCGTCGCAATCACCCAGCGTTCGAACTGTTGCGCTTCAGACTTCGTTTTAAACTTTTTGCGGACGCGCTTCCCGTCTCGACCTTGGGGCCGCACATCCACCATGTAACCGTCAGCGCCAAGAGACTTAATACTCATCCCCAGAGACTCCTTTCAGCACAAATCCCACCTTTACCCCACGAATTCTTTATACGCCAAGCAGTTAACCAGCCTTCTGGCCTTTTTGGTGGTTGGATGTGCTGTCGTGCCCATCAGGGGAGAGAGCAGGAGAGATCTGTCCGATTTCCGGCGCGACATCCCCTGTCATCAGCCACATCGTGTATTTTTTGAAACGCGCATTGCTCGTAATCTTCATCAAGGTCGTACCACCAGGCTCTATCAAGCCGGTTTCATACTTCTTCACGGTGCTGATCGAAATGCCTGTTATTTCGCAAAATTCGCTCTGACTGACCCCTTCGCTCTTACGGATCGCCTTCACTTTGTCGCCTAGAGTGCTTGACATGGTTCATTCCTATGAACTAAAGTCACCTTGGTTCATAATTATGAACCTTCAATAACTGAAATCTGCGTGATCTTAAAGGGTATCACTATGAACAAAAACCGACAAAAAAAGGTGATTGGAGTGAGGGAAAATCAATTACCTGCAGATTACCCATTCGGTGACCTGCTAGAAGAATCTATCTCTGACTACGCGCGCCGCATTGGTAAGAATCCGCAGACTATCCGCACTCAGGCAGACAGCGGCGCCCTACCGATTTTACAAGCTCGTCCAGGCGCCAAGCGCCGGGTCAATCTTTACGCCATCTACCTAAATGCCAAGCGTCACGCAGAAAAATACGTAGAGCGGATGGGCTGAATATGTCAACGCAAGCACCATTCTTCGCCGCTGCTAACCGAGTGCTCCGCATGTATGAGCTGCGCCAACAGCAAATCACTCGCAGGGCGCCACACTCACAGACAGAAATCGAGTGGGCAGCCGATCTGCTGTTGGGCCTGGCTGGTGCGGCTGCATTTTCTGCCAGCAAAGAAGCCGTTTCGCTACGCGATGCCGCCGAATACTGGAAGCGCTACGGTAAACAACCCGACTTTTTCCCCGAAACAATCGAGGCTTAACCCATGACGATCACAGCACATTGCCCATCACTGGCCGCCATGCTGACCCAAGGCCAGCAAATTACCCACCGCCGCCACACTCGCGGTTGGCTGGAACTGCCAGACGGTCGCCACTTCCAACCGAAGGCCACCGATGTGCAGTTCATCCCCTGCATGCGTAAGCCGTTTATGTCGCGCCCCCGTCCGCGCTGGTTCGCCCGCCTGATGGGCATCTTCGCCTGAGGGTGAAAGCCCTCTCTAAACCCAGCGTTTACAGAGGGTTTTTAACGGGTGACCGTGTGCGGCAGAGGCAGGCGGTTGCTAATCATGGCAACAACTGAGGGTAACAATATGGGATTTCTTGGATTTGGTAAGAAAGTCGCCGCGGCGAAAGTTGAGCTGAAGAAGGTGGAGAACCGCGATCTGATGGAAGCCATCGTCGGCGGCTGTCTGCTGGTTGCTGCAGCTGACGGCGAGATCGAGAAAGAAGAAACCGCCAAGCTGGATCAGCTGCTGCGTTCTAACCCGCGCCTGGGTCACTACGGCAACGAGATCACCGCGCTGATCACCCGCTTCACTGAACAGCTGGAAGCAGGTTTCCGCGTTGGCCGCATGAATATTCTGCGCGAAATCGAAGACATCAAAAACACCCCGACCGAAGCCGAAGAGGTCTTCGTCAACATGCTGACGATTGCCGAGGCCGACGGCGAGATCGAACCGGAAGAACAGAAAGTTCTTGAAGACGTTGGCCGCCGTCTGGGCCTGCGCGTGGAAGATTACCTGTAATGCGCGCGCTGCTCGGCAACCTGCGCCTGATTGGTGTGCTGATCCTGGCATTCATGGTTGTGGCCGTGGACTTCACCAGCTATGTGCTTTCGGTCGTTGGCGATCTGTTCTTTGTCGGCGCGCTGGTTGCGCTGGCATGGCCGGCGCTGAACAACAAGGCAGCATCCTAATAAACCGCCTTTGCGCCGGGATAGGCTCCGGCACCCAACACAAAGCGCACGTTTCGGGGCGTCACCCTGTGCGCTTTTTGATGGGTCAGAGTATGCGAGGTGACTATGGGCGGCATGACAACAGAGCAAGTGCAATCAGTTGGCAAGTTCCTGACAACCGCTAAGCAGCTTCTTGCCTCAGCAAAATGCGTCAACCCGACAGCCGTTTTTTATGACGGGTTGATGGATAGCCAGAAAAAAGCCGTATGCACCCTGGGCAATATTGATAGCCGGGTGAAGCTTTCCGCCAAACATATATCAATGAGGTTTGAGGAAATGAGCAAAGAAGAACGGCGCGCGGTTTACCGCGGCATTAAAGAATTGCAACGCCTGGGGCAACGAGTGCCGGCGCTTTCAAATATCGGTGACTGCGACTAACCACACCTGAACAGTAATTAATCCAACTGAACAAAATGCGGGCGCATTTATATGTGCCGGGGTTTCTTCATCCTGAAAAAAGGTAATGCCATGACAGACAAAACCATAAATCAACCGACCTTTATCGGCCTCGATCTGGCCGCGGGAATTATCGGCAATGAGCGCCGCTCTGAGCGCCTCGCCTTACTGGAACAGCTGGATCGCCGTCTCGACGAGCTGGAGCTGCACGGCGACCAGCGCGAGCAAATCCTGATCCGCCTGCGCCATTGGGTTGCATCACGCAAGGCGATGACCGACTCCACCGCGCAGGACGTCACGCCGTGATGCTCCCTTTCGCTATCGCCGCCACTGCATTCACCGGCGTTGTGTGGGTTTGCCTGCTGATCTGGATTGCTTACCGCTGGTGCAAATTCTGCCGCGCCTTTAATCGCGCGGCATCCGTTCCACCTGAATTGCGTAATTACGATTAATTGAATCGGAGAAAATACCATGATCCGTTCCTGCCTGAAGTGGGCCGGCGGCAAGGCCGGCATCATCGACACCCTGCGCCAGCACCTGCCATCAGGTCAACGTCTGGTTGAGCCGTTCACCGGCTCCGCCACCGTGTTTATGAATACGGACTATGACTCCTACCTGCTGGGCGATATCAATCCTGACCTGATCAATATGTTCAACACCATAAAGCGCACCCCGTCGCGCTTTATCAGCTATGCCGCCTCACTGTTCAGGGATGAGAACGATCCGACCTCCTATTACCAGTTGCGTGAGGACTTCAACAAGTCGGGTAACCAGTTCTACCGCGCCGTTCTGTTCCTGTACCTGAACCGCCACGGCTACAACGGCATGTGCCGCTACAACCAACGCGGCGGCTTCAATGTGCCATATGGCAAATACAAAGCGCCCTACTTCCCCGCCGCCGAGATCCGTGCATTCGCCGAGAAGGCCGACAAGGGGCTTTTCCTATGCCTGGATTTTGAAGAGTGCATCGAGATGGCAAACGATGGCGACGTCATTTACTGCGATCCGCCCTACGTCCCCGTCTCGAAAACAGCCGATTTCACCAACTACCACACCGGCGGCTTTAACACTTCCGACCAATATCGGCTGATGTATGCCCTGCGCAAAGCAACCCGCCGCGGTTGCCACGTCGTCGCATCCAACAGCGACACCGCGGAATCGCTGAAGATTTACGGCGATTTCAAGATCACCCATATCGAAGCGCCCCGCGCGGTCAGCTGCAAAGCCGAAGGCCGCCAGCCAGCGCGCGAGATCATCGCAACTATGAGGGCATCCGCATGAAGCGCTGGAGTAAAAATGAAGACCAAACACTGAAAGACAGTGCCAAAACCCTTGCCGTAAAACAGATTGCTCACTTACTCGGCAGGACTCCAAAAGCGGTTAGCAACCGTGCCAACCTTATCGGCGTTGGCCTGAAAAAAAGTGGTGACGCGTATCACGGTCGGAAGTATCCAGAGGCGGATATTGAGCTGGCGCGCAGACTGCATGAATCGGGCATGAAATTGAGGTTGATAGCCGAAAAATTAGAGATCCCATTTACCTCACTAAAAAATTACTTCTACTAAGCCGGCGCAGCATATGAGCAAATACCACGGCCGGTATCAACCTTCCCCGCCGCTACCCTACCCGGGCAGCGGCGCAGTTGCTTTTGAATACGCGTACTCCTGGAACGCCAAGCGCGATGCCATCGTCACCGAACGCGCCGACGAACCGGCATCGATCCAGTTATTCGGTGCAACCAACCACGCCGGCGAGCCGGTGCGCGTTCCCCTGTTTGATATCGCCGGTCAGACTCGCGTTGCCGATCCCGCGCCGCGCCGCCTGCGCCGGCGGCTGGCTGCCCTTCCCCAGTATGTCCGACGCTATTACACCCAGCGCCTGAACAGCCTCGAGCAGGGCAAGGGAATGAAGGCCGCTAACGGCTGGCTGGTCAATACCTTTGAGCGCCACGTCCTGCCGCGCATCGATGCAGTTAATGAACAGTACCAGATCGGCCAGGTGCCGCCGGCGCTGATCGCCTTCCGCGATGATTTCTTCCGCATCCCGTACAGCGGGAAAAGAGACCTCAAACGCCTGGCGCACAGGCTTGCCGACTGCATGACAGGCGAGTTTGTGCGCCTCTGCGATTACTGGGCCGCCGCCGCTGACGATCTGGCCTTTGCCGTGATCTATGCCTATGGCCGCATCGGGTATTTAACCCAGAGCCTGAATATGTTCGCTCCGGGCTGGAAGCAATATTGCAGCGGGCAGTTGAGCGCGGAAGATGCAACGCGCGCCGTCGCGCGCCTCGAATCACCGGCATGGTGGTTGCGCCGTTTGCGCCGCCTCCATGACCAGTGGCGCGAGCACCTCATGATCGCCGCGGGCTACGTCAGTGATAAGGCCACGCCCTACTGCAGCGATCCATGCCTGAAAGAATGGCATGCCCAGAAGAAAGCCAACCGCGAGTTTTTGAAGTCGTGGGAACTCGAAGACGTGGACACCGGCGAACGCGTCTCGCTGGTCGATAAGGTGGACGGCAGCGTCGCCAATCCGGCAGTGCGCCGCGCTGAGCTGATGAACCGCATGCGCGGCTTTGAAGATTTGGCGAAGGCCCGCGATCTTGCTGGCGAGTTTTACACCCTGACGGCACCATCGAAGTATCACGCGATGCAAAGCAAGACTGGGCGCCGCAATAACAAATACCGCGGCGCCAGCCCGCGCGAAACCCAGCGCTACCTGTGCAAGGTCTGGTCAAAGGTACGGGCATCGTGGAAGCGCGCCGGCATTCGCGTGTTCGGCTTCCGCGTCACTGAGCCACACCACGACGAAACCCCGCACTGGCATTTGTTGCTGTTCCTCAAGCCTGAGCACATCGAGCAGGCACGCGAAATATTCCGGCGCTATGCACTGCAGGTTGATGGCGATGAGCCAGGTGCCGCCGAATACCGTTTCAGCGTTAAGCCAATGGATGAGCAATTCGGCTCCGCCACGGGCTACATCGCGAAATACATTTCGAAAAATATCGACGGGTACGCCCTTGACGACGAACTGGATCACGACACCGGCGAACCACTGAAGGATATCGCCAAGCGCGTGAACGCCTGGGCGTCGCGCTGGCGTATTCGTCAGTTTCAGCAGATTGGCGGTGCCCCAGTCACGGTATACCGCGAGCTGCGCCGGCTGCGCGATCGCGACCTGTTCCTGCACCCGGAGATCTCGCCCGCGCACATCGCGGCAGATGCCGGCGACTGGGCCGGGTATACCGACGCCCAGGGCGGCCCGTTAGTCGAGCGTCGTCACATCCGCGTGCGCATCGGCTACGACATCACCGAGAACGGCAACGATTACGGCGACAACATCAGCAAGATCGCCGGCGTTTACTCGCCGTTCGCCAGGACGCAACCGATGATTTACACCCGCCTGAACACCTACAAGATAGTCCCTGCCAGCGCCGATCCAGGTTTGGCCGTTGATCTTCAGGCGGCAGCGCCGCCCCTCGGAGTTCTGTCAATAACTGTACGCGGAACGCAGCAGGAGGAAGACAGACAGGGCAGTAATTCCGGCCTTTTGCCCCCTGATATAGATGCAAATGGCTGTGCCAGCTGGCCGCCAGGGGGCTATTTTGAGGGGATGACGCGCCGAGAACGGCGGGCCTTCAACGAAGGCCTGATAGCAGAAGCAAAAAAAATGCGAAGCAAGCAGCCCGCGCAGCACCAACGTGCCGAAAAATCGGCGCAGCACCTTGAGCGCCTAACCGATTTCGCGGCCTCGATCGGCCTGGAGCTGACCGAGCTGGAAGCGAAAAAACTGGCCGGCGGTGGTGAGTTGTATCTGAACGGCAAGCGCTGGCGGGCAGGTGCCGATGGAACCATCCACGAGGCACCGGTCAGCTACGCGGAAAAACGCAGTGCCATCATGAGCCGGGTGTTTATTCTAACGAAAAAAGCTCAAATAAGATGAAACAACGGTACCATTTTCTGTCGATTAGTTAACTATAACAAGAGGCATACTTTGCTTTATAATAGGGAGAAAAACCGTATGGCGATTAGCGCATGAGCGAAATAATTAGCAGCATAATGAATGGAATAAAAGAGCGTACATCTGGTATTTATGGCTATTTAGCAACATCATTAATTTTATTCAACTGGTCAAATATTTATTTTATTTTGTTTAGTAAAAGAACCGCCGAACAAAAAATAGTCACTCTATACTTATCATTTGATTGGCTTTGGAATTTTTGTGTTCCCTTTATTATTGGAGTTATATTATGCCTACTAACCCCACTTTTAAACTCGGCAATAAAACATGTGCATAGAAATGCCATATGGTGGAGCAAAAGGCTAGACTTCAAAAATGATACTTATTCACAAGATCTTGAGGAAGGTCGCCGCTTAAAATTAGAGGAAAAACGAAAAGAAGCAAAAGAATTAGATGTTGAAATAAGTAAATTACTACTCGAAATATCAAATTCGAAAAGTGAATTGGACTTTTACATCAATAAACATCATGAGTTGAAATCTCAGGAATCCGCTATTCTAGCAAGCATAGCAGATAAGACAGATCAATTTCAAAAACTAGAAATAAAAATAAGCAAAGAGCGACAAGAACACATTAACTTTATGGAGTTAAAAAAATCACATGACAATCTTATAGCTAAGTATGGTGAGCTAGAATCTCATTGCTTATCCCAAGAAAATAGACTTCTCGGAATAATAAAAGCTATAATTGATGCTGGATATATTCCGGAGCACACGGAAAATATTATACATGCTGAAATAGCCAGAACAGGAGTAATAATACCGTCAGACAACCCATTAAGAAAAACCCCTAGAGAATGGAAGAATAAAGTTGATATTGATGGGGAGGATCGCACATTGAAAGGCAGACGGCCAGAGTATTTAGAGCTACCTTCGAGAGTCGGTGTGGAGCGAGACCTAACCAATGAATAATTAGTAATGACTACTTAGGGTAAAATAACCTTTAAAATATAAGCAAGTTAACCCATTAACGATAAATATATGGCAGGTAACAAATGAGTGGCATTGGCGATATTAAAGATGATGTAGTTATAATATTTAAAGAAAGAATTGCCGGACCAATAGGTTATGTGATTTTTTCCTTCGTCGCATATAACTGGTCATGGTTTTATTTTCTGATTTTCAGTAAAAAAACCGCAGAGGATAAAATAAGCATCATAAAGAATGACTTCGATTTACTTCACGGGATTGGGTGGCCTTTAGTATTCGGAGCAGTGCTAGCCATTAGTACACCTTTCATAAAAGTAGGTATGATTCACTTAACTGCTTTAGCTCGTAAACTTGAGGACAAAAAGAATTATCAAATAAAAAACTTCCTTGATGATTATATAGAAGGCAGCAAGCTTGAACTTATAAAAAAGAAACAAGAGATAACAGAAAGAGAGGCAAAAATACATAGCCTAATTGAAAGAAAAACGAATATAGAAAGCGAAATAACGAAAGCCACTGATATTCTTGATGAGTTAAGAAAGGAGGATAGAGAGTCAAGAACCAATTTAAATAATATCAGAAGGGAGTCTGACTCTTTGCAGGCAATGATTGCTGAATATAAAGTAACAAATGAAGGCTTCCGTGAACTAAGAGAAAAGATAAGTTTAAAAAGCAACGAGGTTGTGAGATTAAAAAAACAGCTGGTTATTTTAAAAAACAACATAGCCCAAATTCAATCATATTTATCAGGTGATGTGAATTACTTTGAGATGCTATCTCAAGATCAGGTTTACCACTTTAAAAAAGCACTAACAGACATCAATGAAAAAATAAAATCATTAGACGACGGCACTTATGAAATAATACAGTTCACACAGGATTATGATGGACCAGGTGAAGAGGTCAACATTTCAACTTTGAGGTCATTCCTTAATTGGCAGGATTTTGTGAGCCTGCTAGAAAAAAACAACTTACCAACAGATGGATTTATATCAAGGCCAGATACATCGACATCAATTAGATTCAAAAGAGTCCTAACTGCTCAAGAAAGAAATGAAGTTACATCTTTATATAGGGAATACTTAGAGAACCACTAATACCTCATAAAACCCGCCAATCAGCGGGTTCCTTTTATCCTGGCTGACCCTGCAGCAAGTCGAGGGCGATCTGTTTATCTTCCGGCCGCAGCAAACTGAGCAGCGATTTGACCAGGCCGCGCCCGCTTCGCGCGCTGGGGCTGAGGGTGTGCGAAAACGTCATGTTCATCACGAAAGTGTGACCGCATTCCACATCGGTGCACTGACAGTAAAGATCGGCAAACTGGGCCGTTTTCCGGTTGGTTTTGCTTATGATCGCCGGCGCGTTGCACTCGGTGCAGATGACTTTCAGATTGCGTGACATAGAACCCCCGAAACAGCTGTTTGTTATATTTTAGCCGTTTCGGGGGGTGGCGTCAGTAGTTAAAGCCGCGAGATAAGGCTAGCGTCGGCCTTGGTTGCAGTGTGCAGGAAAACAGCCTCGCGCAAGGTGCCATAGCATGCGCCGACCTCACCTACGGCAAAACCACCGCCGACATAAATCGGGGCCGATTGCGCAGATAAATCGACCAGTTTACCGGTGGTCGAAACCGCCGAATTCACCAGCTTGCCGCTCTCATAACCATCAACCTTGCCGTGAACCACATCGAACAAGCCGGCGGACGAGATATAGTCATCATAAGGTGTGCGCGCTGCCCCCACCGGGCCACCTGTCGGATTGCCGTTTTTCCAATCGCTGTCGCGCGTACCATAACGCCAGGCCTCGGTAATGGCTTGCTGATTCTGGATCATAGTTCGCGCGTAAGCCATCGGCAGGTTATTCAGGCTTTGCCCAACGGTCAGCCCCAGGACATCGGCGCGATTCTTGTCAGACAATTTAGCGCCGATGAGATAGGCGTCACCACGCTGGACGGTCACGTTTTCTGAAACCAGATAACCCCCGCCTGAAGAGGTGATTTGCACCACTGCCGCCGGCGCCGCCCCGCTGTCATCATAAAGAACCGCAGCGCCGGACTTCTGCATCTGCGCGGTAAAATCGCTACCGCGCAGCGCAAAGAGTTTTTCAATCTGGTTGCTCGCATTTTTCTTCACGCCAAACGCAGGATTTATCCAGGTTACGATCCGGTCGAGCAATCCGTTATCAACAATAAATCTGAAGCGAGCCAGGCAACCGGCTTCGTCTGGAATGATGCCGCCGCCGGCAGTCACCCTTGCCTTATGTGCCGCGAACAAACTTTCCGGCGTCCAGATAGTGAAAGGAACCGGATCGCGGTAACCATAATAATTTTTACCTGAGTTGATGCCGTGCATTATAAATCCTCCAAGGGGATGCGCTGTAAAATCCCCCAGTTGTAGAGCGGATAGAAATTTACCCCGTCCGGCTTATACCAGCGAGATGTCAGCGTTGAAGAGTCTCGATAAGGCACCATGGGATAAATATGACCGTTTGGCGCCGGAGTGGTGTTGGTGAAACCAATGAGCAAGGCGTCATCTGTGGACGGAACGGCATCCAACTCGATTGAAACCGTGTTGCCCTCCTGCGTGACCTGCAAAATGTTGGCGCTGGCCAGCTGCAGGGAAAAACCGTCATTCGGGCAATCACCGAACGTGGCGACATCACGCACCAACCCGCCCCGCGGCGTGTGCCACTGTATGATCAGTGTCGTGCCTTGCAGTGAGATGGATTTGACGTGTGTCGGCAACCAGGGCGAGGTCTGCGCGGGGTCGTAATGCCAAAATAACGCCTGCTCCATGTATTCACCCTGGATCACTTTGCCCCAGTTATTTATGTGCGATAACGAGCCGTCAGAAAGTTGCCAGTTAAGCGGCCATTCCGACGCATTCATCAAGGCGGTTTCAGGGTTAGCCTTGACGTAATCCCACTGGTCTGTGGCAGAGATCGAGAAGTTAAATAAAATCTCAGGATCGGTTACGTTGCCTTCTTCGTCGACCTCGCCGCGCTCTGTGCTGATCCTGCTGCCGCATTGGTCGATAACAAACAGCGGCCCGGTGGTTTGATGGGTGATCGCCGTATAATCAGCGGTCACATTCGCAAAGTGCTGCGTCATGCGGCTGGCATAGGCGCCGGGGGCGGTATTGGTGCCGTTCCCGTTGTCCGTTTGTCCATGTGCAAATAAAACGAAATCGACACTGCAAGGCTTGCCGATACCCGCGGCGATGTCCGCCCCTCGTTGCACCAGGCGCAGGCCGTTGGTGTAAGGGACTGTACCTTTCCAGATTTCAGCGAAGGATTTACCGCCGCTGGCGCTGTTTGCGGAATAGAAAATTGACGGTGCCAGCCCTGCCGCATCGCAGTCGTAAATCAGGCGATTGGTCAGGGGGATCACCTGCCCCTGCCGATAGTTCGCGTTGACCATGTCGGCCAACTTATCCAGATTGTCGTCGCTGATAATGGTGTCAGCATCCCCGGAAAATTCCGGCTTACCGCCGTTAACGGTAATAGCTCGACCACGCAACGCCGGATCGCGATTCACCTTGTTATAGCTGCCAGGATTGGGAATGTTGCCGGCATCGGATGCAATCATCAGCGATTGGCCCATAAACGCAATAATGCGAAATGCGGAGGCCTCGATCGGCATCTCCCGGCCGCCACGATGGAAAACAACACCGGTGCCGCTTGTAGCCTCACCGCCGGGCAGGTAACGCAACAGTGCACCGGTATCAGTGATTTTCTCTGTGCCAAGTACGGGCCGATCTCCCCAGATTTTACGATCCCCCCACATCAACACATAGGTGCCAGCCTCGGGTTTCACGCTCGGCCCGCTGCCGCCGCTCAGCGCCAATAACAGATCCTGAATCGGGCCAGTGATGCCCGGAACGTGGAAGCCGCCGTTATCGTCAGAACCAAACAATCCCTTACGGTTTTTACTGAGCGCCAGCCATTGCCAGCCTGAGATCCCTTTGCTGACACTCGACGATAGCAGGCCGTCAAGCCTATTCTGGATAGCCTCATCAATGCCGCACAGCCATAGGCCGCCATTGTCATCAGTTAGCCGCAATGCCTTTTTGTCTGCAGAGAGAAAAACCTCATGATAATCGGGGTACTGATTGCCCTCGCTGCTCGGCATTGTGGCCGTTAAATATTCTTGTAGCGGGCGCGGCAGTCCGGCAAACCAGGCGCCGAAGTCAGCGTCCAGCACAAAACCGTTTTCCCCATCCATAGAACGCGCAGCAAAATGCCCGTCAGAATAAAATGTTTCCTGTGTCGCGATATGCAGCATGCGCTTTAAATCCAGTACGGATATGCTTTGCGACTCGAAAGCCTCACCGCGCTGGACAGTTAACAGAATCAGGTCGTTATCCTGAAGCGCGCCCGCCATGCCCAAGTCAGAAACGCGCGTTGTTTGCGTCAACTCGTCAGCCATTATTATTCCCCTGCAGGTGTTGAAAATTCGAAGTTGAGGCGAAGATGCGCCGGAACTTCAGGATCGGCGGCGACGCGTTCAGCAAACATTTTCTGAACGGGAATAGATTCATCCTGCCGATAGGTTTCGCGCGCCTTGATCGGGTCACCAAGGCCGGCGGTGTTTTGTGGAATGATGCCGGCCAGCCCGGCCGGGAATCGATGCGCGGTAAGCACGTCCTGGGCGCTGATGTTTTTGACGTTTGAGAATTCGTCTTTGGCGCTGATATCGCCCACCGGGATAAACTTCACCCCTTCCTTATCGCCGCCGGGGATGTTGATAAACATGTTGCGGAAGTTGCCCAGCCCCTTGGTGCCTTCAATTTTCTTTTTGATCTCGGCTTCCACTTCTTCCGAAAGGTTCGGATCGGTGGTGTAGAGAATGCCGCCCATGTGCGCGCCGTTGTTGTAATAGCGGCGCCTGAAGATGGTCGCCTCGCTGTTCAGCAGTGCGCTATTGATGCCGCCGATATAGTCGGGCAGCCCGTAAATTTGCTGTTGCGGATCGTATTGACGGAAAAAGATGATGTCGTTGGGGGCGTAAACCAGCGGCTCACCCTTTTGCAGGATGACGAATTCACCGCTGCGGCGGATGCGCATATACATCGACGGCAGCGGCTGCAGGCGCACCACCTGGCCCCAGCCGTTGCGTACCTTCAGTAACGGCAGGTCGCCGAACAGCAGATAATCGAACGCCATTGCGCCGACCTGTTCGCGTGTCAGTCCGCCGCCGGTATAACTCGACGCAATCATGTTTTTACGCGCGTAAAGGATGCCGTCGTGCTGCGCGTTGGCGTTCGGCAGGCGCGCCAGCGCCAGGCGGCTGATCGGTGGCGTCCAGTGGTCGTAATCGTTGTCATACCAGACATCCTGATAATCAGTGCCGCTGGTTAACACCAGTTCGGGCGGCCCGATGAATATCGTGCTGCGATCGCCGGGAATGGGTAACCCTGCCGAGAAGACTTTCGCCGGCTGGGCCGGTTTCTGGGCTGGTTTTTTGTTCTTTCTGCTCATGCGGCCGCCTGTGAAAATGCCCAGGTAGATTTACGCCGGGTGTCAAAGTTGAGGGGTTCGTTAATCGCTGCGTGGGATATGGCGAAGAAAACATCGGCGTGGCCGGTTTCGGCACTGCGCTCTGCCACAAACGTGATCGCGTTGCCGCTGCCGGTCACGGTCTTTCGAATAGCCAGGAAGCTGCCGGCGATGCCGCGCTTTTCGGCATCCCATTCGATGCGGTCACCTTCCACCAGGTCGACCATTTTCAGTACCAGGCGGGTTTTCGTTTCGAGGCTGTAATGAATGTCGCGCACTTCACGCGGGGCGAAGGACTGCACGCGCTCATAGACGCCGCGCCCGATGCCGGTCACATCGATCCCGATGTAGGTCATCCGGTAGCGCTGCATGATTTTTTTGATCTGCTCGGCCTGGTACTTGAAGCTGTAACCCTGCCAGTGGTGGGTTTCCAGCACGCGGAAGCGCTCGCCGTCATACAGCGGCGGCGCGATAACCACAAAGGTGGACGTGTCGCCGCTGCGCGCCGGGTCAAAGCCGCCCCACACTTCACGCTCGCCAAAGGGGCGTTTCGCTTTGGGGTCGAAGTCCTGCCACGTCGCCGGGTCAACCTCGCAGCGCGATAGCTGGTCGAACTTGAAGACGCTGTCGCCGCTGTCCACAAAAATGCACATGTAAAGCAGGTTGAAGGCATCGACGCTGTGCTCGCCGCGCACCCGATCGACGGTGACGTATTTATCCAGACCGCCCGCGCAGGCATCGACCAGCGTCACGACGTAGCGCCATTGCCCATCAGGGCACAGGCGCCCACCGTCGCGCAGTTCGTCGAAGTCGGGGAACTTCAGCGCCTGGCGTTTTTTGTCGCTGCCTTTCCACTCGTCGCCCGTCCAGAACGGGTAACCGTCATGGGTTTTCGCGCTCGGCGTTGAGAAGAACGTCCGGCGCCATTTGTCGTGCGTGGCGATCGCGCTGGTGACGTCCTTGAACACCTGGAATTTCGGCACCCAAAAATATTCATCGCAATAAAAATGCCCCGTCTCGCCCTGCGCGGTGTTCTTGTTGGTCGAGAGGAAAATCAGGTTGGCGCCATTGCTGAGCGTGATCGGGTTGCCGGTCAGCGTGACGCCGAACATTTCGCGGGCAAACTTGACGATGTAGCGCCGGAAGATTTCAGCCTGGCGCCGCGATGCAGAAACAAAAATCTGGTTATCGCCGGTCAGCGCGGCGTCTTCCAGGGCTTCCCATGAAAAATACCAGGTCGCGCCGATCTGGCGGGATTTGAGCAAATTGCGGATTGAGTGATCTTTGTTGGCCCGCAGAGTTTTTTGGTAGGTAAACAGACCCGTCTCGGCGAACTCGTCGAAACGCTCTTGCGTCATCGTGCTGACGTCGTTCTTTTGCCGCCGGCCCTTGCGCTGCGCTGGCGCGTCTTCGCCTGCCGCCATAAACCCGACTGCCCCGCCGTCACCTGGCACCGCAGCTGCTTGCGCGGCCGCCAATTTTTCCGCGTGCTTGTTTCGCTGGGCAATTAACTTGACGTGATGCTCTATCAGTCGGTCAAGTTCCTGCATCTCCAGATCGTTTTTTTTATCGCGGTGCGTCAGTGTCCTGATCCGGCGCTGAATGCAATCCTCGACGGTTTCCTCAACTAATAATTGGTTCCAGCCGTATCTCTCCGCCCAATGATAAACAATGCGGGCAGATGTTAATTTCAATTCGGCGGCAATCTCTTTCGGCGTCCAGCTTTTTAAAAAAAGCGAACGCGCCACCTTTTTAATCGAATCGGGATATATAGCCATAATTTGCATTATGCCGGGCAAATTATGGAGCAGTGATAATTAATAATCGGCTGAGTTCGGCTAACGGGTTATATCCGAAGTTATCGGAATTAAACCATTCGCAGCATGAAAAAATATTCGCAATACTCAAAATCACTTTATTAGAGCGCAAATATTTAACCGGGATTTACTCCATGAGCGGCAAATCATCGCAATTAATGACTGACTGGATTTGCATTGCAACCGAAGGCGAAACCGTCGACGGTCGCGAGATCCCAGCGTCATGGCTAACCGAAATGGCCGAGACTTATGATCCGGCATTGTATACCGCATTAATCTGGCCTGAGCATGAACGCTACTGGGGGAATTCCGGCGAAGTGCTGGAACTGAAAGCGGAAGCCACCGACGCCGGGCTGACAAAACTGTATGCCCGCCTGTGCCCTACCGATGACCTGATTTACTCGAACCGCCGCAATCAACTGCTGTTTGCGTCAATCGAGCCGGTCGAGAACTTCCGTGGTTCAGGCAAAACCTACCTGAAAGGGCTGGGCGTGACGAACACCCCGGCCAGTATTGGCACTGACCGTATGCGGTTCGCTGCTGAACAAAACAACGCAATCTACGGTGCTCCGGTGCCGTTTGTAATCGATATGGTCACAAAACGGCCGGGAGATAAAGATATGTCTGACGAAAAGAAACCGCTTTGGCAAAGTATTTTTGGTGCAAAACCACAAGAGCCGGCAACTCCTCCGCCTGCTGCGCCGCAAGACAATAAAGAATTCACCGAAGCGATGAAAGGCATGGCGCAAGCCGTGGTGAATCTGGAGCAAAAATATAACACTCTGAGCGGTGACAAAGAAAAGATCGCCCAATTGGAAAAGACCGTCGGCGATATCAAAGAGCAAATCACCGAAATCACTCAGCTGTTTAATACCGAAAAGGCCAAAGAGCAGGTTAAAGAATTGTTTACCGCCCTGCCTGATCTGCTGCCGAAATTTAAAAAGCTGGATGAAACGTTCAGCAAAGTGCCAGACCCGAACCCAGGCGAAAAAGAGAAAACCACCGCCTCAATGATTTGCTAATCGCTTATCGCATCAACTCATAAAGCTGCCGACGGCGGCGGGAAGAAGGAAATAGATTATGTCGCAACAAGTCTCCGTGTTGAGCGATAGCGCCCGCAAGGCGATGGACGCTTATTTCAGCACGCTGTTTAAAAATCTCGGTCAACCAGAAAACTCCGACCGCACCAAGTATTACGCGGTCACGCCGCCGATGGAAACCGCCATCCGCAAAACGCTGCAGGAGTCGCTCGACTTCATGCAGTTCATCACCATGAAAGATGTGGATCAGATGAGCGGCCAGGTGGTTGATGTGGGCGCGTCGCGTCTGCATACCGGCCGCTCCGCAACCGGTCGATTCCATCGCAACATTGGCGTAAGCGGCAACGTTTACACCCTGGCGAAAACCGACTCGGCGGTCGACCTGGACTGGGAAACCCTGTCGAACTGGGCCAACAGCGGCGACGTCAACGAGTTCATGACGCTGGTGAACGCGTTCACCATGCAGGCGTTTGCCCTCGACATCCTGCGTATTGGCTTCAACGGCACCAGCGTAGCCGCGACCACTGACCCGGACGCTAACCCGTTGGGCCAGGACGTTAACAAAGGCTGGCACCAGCTTGCCAAAGAGTTCAACGGCGGTTCTCAGATCATCACTGACCCGGTCACCATCGGGCCGAGCGGCGATTACAAATCACTGGACGCCGCCGCGGCCGACATCATCAACACCAAGATCCCGCAGGAATTCCGCAATGACCCACGCCTTACGATCATGGTTGGTGCTGACCTGGTGGCTGCTGAGCAATTCCGCCTGTATGGCAAGGCCGACAAGCCGACCGAGAAAATCGCCGCGCAGCTGCTGGCCGATTCTGTCGCCGGTCGCCGCTCTGCCATCCCGCCGTTTATGCCTGGCAAGCGCTTAGCGGTCACCATTCCGGCCAACCTGCAGGTGCTGACCCAACGCAACACCCGTCAGCGCAAGGTTGAGTTTGTGGAAGACCGCGCGCAATACGAAAACAAATACCTGCGCAACGAAGGTTACGCGCTGGGCTATCGCGAGTTGTACGGCGCGATCGATGAGTCAGCCGTCACCATCGTGGGCGAAGAAGCCGTCACGCCGCCGGCTGGGGGCTAACGATGAGCATGTCGCCCGGTCTGCGGCATAACGCCCGGATTGCCGCACAGCAAACGCTAAGCCAGGGGCAGGCGCTGAGCGCCAACCCTGACAGCCTGCACATCCAGTTGCGGGAGCTGCAGCTTGATGTCGAGCGCCTGCGCCAGCTGCCGACAATCCGCGACCGGGTAGACATGAAGCGCCGCAAGCTGCTGCCTAAATGGGCGCCGACCGTCGAGCGCTATCTGAGCAGCGGCGAGCATTACACCAACATGGTGTTTTCGTACTGCGTGATCTGGCTGTTCGACATCGGCGAGTTTGATCAGGCGCTGGACTGGGCCGACATCGCCATCGAGCAACACCAGCCCACGCCGGACAACGTCAAACGCACATTTTCGGCCTTTGTCGCCGACACCGTGCTGGCCTGGGCAGAAAGTGAAGCCGAAGCCGGTCACAGCGTTGAGCCGTATTTCTCGCGCACCTTTGCGAATGTGCGCGAGAAATGGCGACTGCATGAAGAAATTAACGCGAAATGGTTCAAGTTCGCCGCCCTGCTGCTGCTGCGTGACAGCAACGGCCGGCCGCTGCCGTCAGCAGTCGAGGACGTCAACATCCTGCAGGCCGCCGAAGAACTGCTGGCTCGAGCGCATGCCTATCACGCCCCCGTGGGGGTGAAGACGTTGCGTGAAAAAATTGAGATGCGCATTCGTGCGCTGAACAAACGACTGCCGCACGGCGGAGCGGACGCAGCGGAGGGTGACGCCGATTTGGCTAATCACGCCGTGGATGCTGGTCAGTCCGCTTCTTTAACAGGGGGTGCGCTGTGAGTTCTCTCAGCTTCAGCGGCAAGAGCCTGGACTATCAGGACGAAACCATCGCACAGGAGCCGGGCAGTTTCTGGCCGGATCTGAACCTGGGCGAGTTCCAGCTGCAGCGGAAAGTGCCGCCGCAGCTGCAGGGGGATACCGCTATTCAAGCGCTGCTCACTGCGATCGGCGACATCAACCGCCGCCTGAGCAATTTCGAGGCGACCAAACGGGCCGAAGGGTTCGCCGCCGCGAAGGATCTGCCAGGCGCCCGCGCCGGCAATGAGAACCAGACGACAGCGCAATATAAAAAAGCGGTCTATGCGCTGGCAAAGGCCGATCTGATCGGCGAAGTGACCAGCGTCAGCCGCGTAAGCAAAGCCACCGCGCCGGAAGGAACCGGCAGCGATGCCGCCGAATCCTTTACCCGTAGCGGGTTGCTGGCCGAGGCCAGCCAGGCAGTGCGCGCGATCCTGGGATTGGGGCGTGCGACGGTTTCCTTGTCATGAGCCAGTTATCGGAGTTGACGGCGTTCATGACCGCGCACCTGCCGCAACGGGTGCCGACCTTCGCCAGTTGGATGGACAACCAGAAGCTGACGCCGGCGCTGAAAGACATCGGTAAAGGCCAGCGGCGGATCGGGATAACCACCTATGACGGCGTGCTGGAGTGGGACAAGTATCCGTACCGCGAGTTAGATCCGGCCGTGCTGTTCGCCCTGGTGCTGTCCTGGCTGATGGAAGGTGCCAACGAGGCCCGCAGCGATCTGAATCTGAGCGATCCGGATGTCGACATCGAGCTGTACGACGAAGAGTCGGCCCTGGTCACGATCACCATCCCGTTGGTCGATGAGATTGTCCTGTTGCCCAGCAAGGACGGCGAGATCCCCCTGGACGGGCAAGCGTGGGGCGTGGTCGATGCGGTTTACGACCACGCGCAAGAGGCGGTGATTTTCGGAGCGGACGCCACCGGCGCGCCGGTGAAAGATGGCGACGATCGTTGATGGCGAGCTGAATAGAAACCAGCTGCGCGCGCTAAAGCAGGCGCTGAAAGACAACGAGATGCCCAGAGCGAAGCGCCAGCGGCTGCTATGGCGCATCGCCAAACGCGGGATCATCACGGCATCAAAACGCAATGCCCGCAAACAACAGGCGCCTGACGGCACGCCCTGGGCGCCGCGCAAACGCGGGCGGCGCAAGATGTTGCGCCAGCTGCCGAAGCTGCTGAAGGTGCGGGAAATGCCGGAGATCGAAGCGGTGCGCATCTACCTGCAGGGCGGCAATTATCGCAGTGGTTCGAAGCGTATGCCGGCAGGGACGATCGGCGCCATTCACCACGAAGGCGCGCAGATAACCGCCAGGGCGAGCAGCTACCAGGGCCAGCCGAGCCAGGAAGGCAAACCGGCAACCCGGCGGCAGGCCAAGCGCCTGCGCGACCTGGGTTACAAGGTGTGGTGGAACGGGAAGTACGTCAAGCCGGCAGTGAGTTACATCACCGCAGAGCTGTCGATGAAAAAAGCCGGTTTTCTGATTAAGAAGCTGGCGCGCAAACCGAGCAAGCAAACGTGGACGATTGACCTACCCGCCCGCGCCTTCCTCGGCGTAAGTGACGATGAATTTAACGTGATCCTGGCCCGCCAGCTGCAAGGCATCGGGTTCGGCTGGGAAGTCAAAGCACAGGATATCAAGGGGAAACTATGACCTGGCCGAGTGTAGATATTAACCAGCTGAACCAGTACCAGGGCACGCCGACCGAAATCGAGCGGGTTGTCCTTTTCGTCGGCATCGGCGCCACCAATGCCAGCACACTGCAACCGCTGAACAGCAACACCAATCTGGACACCGTGCTGGGCGCTGCCGACAGCGTGCTGAAAAGCAACATCGCCGCCGCCCGCCGGAACGCCGGCAATAACTGGTTTGCCTATGTCGCCATCCTGGCCGCAGATGCAAAAACCGCCGACTGGGTGGCCGCCGTCAAAAGCGCCCAGCAAACCGCCTCAGTGGAGGGGTTTGTCCTGTGCATGGACATTGCCGACAAGGCGGACATCAACGCGGCGATCACCCTGCGCGCCGATCTCATTGCGCAAAACAGCCGCTGGCTGTGGGCGATTTTGTCCGTGGGCGGCCCCGGCGAGGCCGAGACGTGGGCGCAATACGGCACCCGTCTGGCGGCACTGCAAAAAGACATCGCCGGCCCCAGCGTGCAACTTGTGCCGCGCCTGTGGGGAAATGAGCCGGGCGTCCTGGCCGGTCGCCTGTGCAACCGTTCGGTAACCATCGCCGACAGCCCGGCCCGCGTTCGCACGGGCGCGCTTATCGATCTGGGGCGCGACGAGTTGCCAACAGACAGCGCCGACGTACCGCTGGATCTGTCTGTGCTGCAGGCGCTGAACGCCAACCGCTACAGCGTGCCAATGTGGTATGTCGACTACGCGGGCCTGTACTGGTCGGACGGCCGCACGCTGGAAGTTGCCGGCGGCGATTACTCGGTGATCGAGTACCTGCGCACGGTAGATAAAGCGGCGCGCCGTGTTCGCCTGCTGGCCATCCCGAAAATCGCCGATCGGTCGCTGAACTCGTCGGACAGCAGCATCGCCGCACATGAAACCTATTTCAGCAAGCCGATGCGAGAAATGGCGATTTCATCCCAGATTAACGGGGTGACGTTCCCCGGCGAGGTGAAACCGCCAAAAGACGGCGACGTAACGATCACCTGGCTGAACAGCACCAAGGTGCAAATTTTCATGACCGCGCGGCCGTATGCCAGCCCGAAAGAAATTTCGATCGGCATCCTGCTCGACACCAGCCTGACGGAGTAACGACCCATGAGTAAACGTATTTCAGGCATGAGCTTTGATTTCGATATGGAAGGTGCCGCCATCCATGCCGAAAGCATCTCGCTGAATATCACCGACAACACCGCAGTAACCAAAACCCGCGGCGTGCCGGACGGTTACACCGACGGCGATGTCGAGGCGGACGGCGAGATCGAGCTGGACAGCAAAAACCTGATCGTTGCCCAGAACGCCGCACGAAGTGCCGGCAGCTGGCGCGGCATTCCGCCGAAAGATTTCCTGTTCTACGCCAAGGCCGGCGACGAGGAAATGAAGGTCGAGGCGTTCGGCTGCAAGATCATGATCTCCGATCTGCTGAACATCGACCCGACCAGCGCGGACAAAAGTAAGCACAAAATCAAGTACATCGTGACGTCGCCGAACTTTGTGCATATCAACGGCATTCCGTATCTGTCCGCTGACGATACGCGCGATCTGTTGGGCTAAGGGGACGGCATGCAAGACCATGAAAAGAAAATCCTGACCCTGGCCGCCATCGGCGCCGTTATCGCCCTGGGGCAGGTGTTGAACAGCAAAGACCCGATCACCCCGCGGCTGATGATTGGCCGCATCATCCTGGGATCTGCTGTCTCGATGGTGGCCGGCGTTGCGTTGGTGCAGTTCCCTGACCTGTCCCCGGTGGCTATCAATGGCATCGGGTGCGCCCTGGGGATTGCTGGTTATCAATTCGTTGAGCGCTGGCTACGCCGCCGCGGAAACAAGTGGGTACAAGGGGAAAACAATGACGTTAAGTGAAAAGCAGCAGCTGTTTACCAAGCTGATCGCCCAGCTGATTTTATGGGCCGATGAGAAAGGCTATCGACTGACGTTCGGTGAAGCGTACCGCACGCCGGAACAGGCCGCGCTCAACGCCAAAAAAGGCAGCGGTATCCGCAACAGCCTGCATACCAAGCGCCTGGCCGTCGATCTGAATCTGTTCATCAACGGCCAGTACCAGACCAACAGCGCGGCATACCTGCCACTGGGGGAATACTGGGAGAGCATCGGCGGCAGCTGGGGCGGGCGTTTCCGCGACCGGCCGGACGGCAATCACTTCAGCCTTGAGCATGAAGGCGTGCGCTGATGATCCAGGCGAAGCCGTTCATCTTGCTGGCGCTGCTGGCCGCCGTATTTTGGGCGGGCTGGTTCACTGCCGGACTGTATAGCGACAGCCAGCAGCTGATCATTGAGCGGGCCGCCACCGCCGGCGCCGAGAAATCGCGCCGGTATACCGAACAGATGGCGGGCGAGTCGGCCAGGCTGCTGGAAAGCAAATTAGCGGAGCTAAGCGCAAATGAAACGCACACCGAACGGGTTATTCGCACCGAAGTGGTTAAGCCGGTTTTCAGCAACGTGTGCGCTACTGCTGAATATGTCCGGCTGTTCAACGCCGCCACCGACCGCGCCGAGCGTACCCTATCAGGCCAATTTGTTGGCCCGCTGCCCGGAAACGCTGCCGAGGCTAAGCGGTAACACCGGCGAAGCGTTCGCCGCGGCGCTGGAAGAGTACCGCAAGATTTACCCACCGTGCGCGGCCAGGCATAACCAACTGGCCGCTGAAATAGAGCAGAGAGAAAAAGGATCACCCCATGAGCGATAAAGTAAAAATCGAGATTAAAGTCAACGGTCTGGATCTGGTATTCGAGCCGAATGTCATCGCCTTCAACAAATTTATTAACGAGATGTCGACCGACAACAAAGTCGCGCCGGCGTCCAACTTCCTGCGCCGCATCGTTCACCCTGACAGCAAAGACGCGCTGGACAAGATCCTCGCCCTGCCAGGCGGCGCGGTAAAACTGGCCGGCAAGGTCAACGAGATTTACTCGCCAGAGCTGGAGTTTGAAGTAAAAAACTAGCGCGCCGCGCGCAGGCGATCGACGACAACCAGCTGGAACAGCTGCTAACCCTGCGCCGGCGATACCTGCCGGGCGAGCCTGACGATGACGAATCGCTCGCCCGCGCACTGTGGCTAGACAATCGATATTGGCAAAACATGGCGATCGCGGTGAATAACGGCATCGCCAAGGCGTTCAAGGGTGCGTGATGAAACAGCTGGAAGTGATGCTATCGCTGGTCGACAAGTTCTCGCGCCCTCTCAAGATGGCCGGTGGCGAGTTGACAAATTTCGCCGGCAAATCACGCGCAGCCTTCGGGCAGATGGTTGCCGGCGGCGCCACCTTGTGGGGCGTCGCGCAATCGATCATGGGCATTCTCGGCCCTGCTGACGAACTGCAGCGCGCGCTCGCCGAGGTGAAATCCATCGGCGTGGCCGACACCGCACTGAAGAACCTCAGTAACACCGCGATCCTGTTCAGTATGAAATACGGCGAATCCGCCGCCGGGTTCGTGGCGTCGGCCGCCTCTATCGCGGGCGCGATCGATGGCCTGGCGGATAAAGAGCTGCGCACCTTCACCACCGCGGGATCGATCCTGGCAAAAGGCACCCGTGCCGACGCTGACACCATTACCAACTATATCGGCACCATGTACGGCGTTTTCCAGAAAACGGCCGACGCGATGGGCCGATCCAGCTGGGTGGAGGTGATGACCGGGCAGACGGCCGAAGCAGTGAAGATTTTTAAATCGGACGGTAAACAGATGTCCGATGCGTTCACCTCGATCGGCGCTAACGCCACCGCCGCCGGGATCGGCATGGCGGAACAATTCGCCGTGCTCGGCCAACTACAGGCCACCATGAGCGGCAGCGAGGCCGGGACAAAATACAAAGCCTTCCTGCAGGGCGTCGGCAAAGCCCAGGCAGTGCTAGGTCTGAATTTTGTCAAGCAAGACGGCTCAATGAAGGGCATTGCCGACATCATGGGCCTGATCCAGCAAAAATACGGCGATATCAAGAAAGTTGCTGACTCGGATTTGATTAAGAAAGCGTTCGGCTCTGATGAGGCGGTTTCCCTGATTAAGCTGCTGGCGCAGAACGTCGACGGCCTGAAAAACAACATCGACCAAATCGGCAAAATCAAGGGCATGGACAACGCCAAAAAGATGGCTGCTGACATGACCAACCAGTTTGACCGTCTGCTGCAGGTCTGGAAAGGCATGCGCATCGCCGTGGGCGGCGCGCTGCTGCCTGTCATCAATCCGCTGCTCGAACGTATGTCGGACATGGGAACCCAAGTCGCCGATTGGCTGCTGAAATTTAAGAATATCGCGCGCTGGATAGGCTACGTCTCTATCGCGCTCACGTCGCTGGTTGCCGTCTTTGCCCTGGCAAACATCGCCGTCGCCGCCGGAAAATTCCTGTGGATGGGCTTCCTGATCATTCTCAAGCTGCTGCGCCCGGTGCTGTTGATGCTGCGCCTGGCCTTCTTCCTGACCGGCCTCGCCGCCAACTTCATGGGCCTGCCGATCACGCTGGTGATCGGACTGATTGCGCTGCTGGTCGCGGCTGTCTGGGCCGTCGTCGCCTATTGGGATGAACTGAAAGCCGCCATCATGGACACCGCCGCATTTCAGTGGTTGATGGGGATCGTGATGGTGGTCGGCGCCATTTTCCGCGTCACCTGGGCGATGATTAAGGCGGGCTGGCAGGACGTGGTCAGCTTCTTCACCGGCCTATCGCCCGTGCAGGCGTTTACCGACTTTAAAAATACCATCACCGACGTCTTCAAGGGACTGTGGGACTACCTGAAAAACAGATTCGCGCAAACCTACAACTGGATCGTGGAAAAACTGAACATGATCCCCGGCGTCGACATCGAGATGAAAAGCGTGGCGCCAGAAGCGACCCCAGCCGGAAGCCAACCCGGCAGCGCTCCGCTGCTGACCGGCGCGAATACCGTTTCAACCGGGCGCGGCGGCATCATGGGCCAGGTGAGCCAGTCAACCAACAACAGCAACAGCGCCAAAACGCAGAACATCAGCACGGTTAACTTTAACGTGTCGCAGCCGCTAACCCCGCAGGCGCTGCAAGAAAACATGGAGCTATACGGGCATGGCTGACGAAAAACTGTATATCGACCTGCTGATCACCGACCGCGATTTTACGCTGAATGCCGGCTTTGAGCCGGTGCTGTGCGACAACCTGGTCAGTATCGGCCAGGACATCAAACACGCGATCATGGAAAGCGGTCTCGCCACGTTGCTGGTCGCCGAGCGCAGCCCGACGCTGCGCGCTGACATCCTCTTGCAAATTACGTTGCTGGTCGAGGATGACGTGAGGCTGGTTCCCAGTACCATTTTTGTGGCTGAGGAAGCCCGCGGCCGCCTGCTGATCACCGCCGACACCTATGATTTTGGCCCGCTCAACACCGGGGTGACCTATGACCAATAAACCAGCCGTTGATTTTGAGGCCGCACTGCGCGCCGGCGGCATGCCGACCACGGAAGCCGAGGTAAAAGCCGAGTTTCAGAAGGTGGTCGACGCTGAGGGCTTGATCACCAACACCTCGAAAATGTCACCTTTCTGGCGCCTGATAACGGCTATCGTGACCAAGCCTGTGATCTGGCTGAAAGACATCCTCGTTAACGTCGTGATGGCGAATATGTATCTCGCCACCGCTTCAGGGGCTTATCTGGACTTGTTCGCCTGGGCGGTCAACCTGTCGCGTAAAGACCCAACCTTCACCCAGGGCGCGATCACTTTCTTCAAGGCTGACCCGACGCTGCTGATCACCATCCCCGCCGGCACCGTGATCCAAACGGAGCGCATCGACGATAAGGTTTATCGCGTGATGACCGTTGCGGAGGTGGTGATCCCCGCGGGAACGGCCAGCCAGGCAATTGCAGTAAAAGCCGAGCAGAGCGGCACCGCCTACAATCTCGCGCCGGGCTACTTCCGCATCCTGCCGACGGACATTCCCGGCATTGCGCGCGTTGAGAACCTCGACGACTGGCTGACGCAGCCCGGCGCCGATCGCGAGTCAGACGACGAGCTGCGTGACCGCTGCAGAAATCAATACAACCTCGTCGGCTCATATCACATCGATGCGGTCTATCGCAGCATGATCGCCAGCGTCGCCGGGTTGAGTACCGATCGCGTGTACTTCGAGCACGACGCCCCGCGCGGGCCGGGCACCGCTAACGCCTATTTGCTGCTTGATACCGGCATTCCGGCGGACTCGTTCATCGCTGCGGTTAACGATCACATCATGGTGCAGGGCTACCACGGGCACGGCGATGACATGCGCTGTTTTGCCATGCCGGAGACGCAGCACGATTTAACGGTCACCGCGTACATGTTCGCCACGCTGAACTTGAGCGACGACGAACAGGCGGACTTGAAACAGGATATTGAAAACTTTGTCCGCTGTGCCTTCCGCGATAACGCCACCTACACGGTAACCAAAACCTGGCCGCACAGCCGCTTTAGCTTCTCGCGCCTGGCTGAAGAGTTGCACCTGCAGTTTTCGGCGCTGGAATCGGTCACCTTCTCACTGGATGACATCATCAGCGGATTATCGATCCCGCGCCTGGCCTCGTTAAATGTGGTGCTGACCAATGGATAAACCGCTGATCACCCTGCCCAGTTGGATGAACAAAGGCGAGCCGAAGAAACTGGCGGCCGCCTGCGTCAACTTCTGGGAGAAGGTCAAAGGCTGGATCTCGTTTCCACTGGCCCAGGGCGACCCGGAAACCTGCACGGTTCAGATCCTGAACCTGCTGGCGTACCAGCGCGATATCGATCGTTTTGAAGGGGAGCCGCTTTGGTTGTACCGGCTGCGAGTCAAACACGCGTTTGTTAACGCGCAGGACAGCGGCAGCTTTATCGGCTTCAAGCGTATTTTTGAACGCCTGAAAATCGGCGACATGCAGCAGCTTGAGCGCCAGCCGGGCGTCGATTGGGACGTCATCATTATTCGCGTCAACGACAACCAGCTGGCCGCTAACGCCACGTTGATGAATGAGATCATCAGGAAATACGGCCGCACCTGCCGCCGGTATCGGTTCGAGGTGCTTAACGTCGCACCGCTGGGCATGCGAGCCGGTTGGTTCGATAACGATCACCAGCTGATCGCCGCGCGTCCAGGCAAAGACGCCGCAATTATCACCGAAAGCCGGCTGTATATCATGACCGAAGCCGGCGAGATTTTGACAGTTTAACCAGGCGGCACAGTTGGATTTGTCTGTTATGGCCAACGTATCGAGCACAGACAATCACAGCAATGCTGCAGCACACTGAAAGGGGCCGAGATGTCAGCCATTATCACCAGAAAATACGAGCAGTGGGCGGCAAGCCAGGCGGCCAATAATCTGCCGGCGTGCCCGGATACATTCATTTTTGCCTATATTCCAGGGCAAGACCCTGAAGCCGAGATCAGCCGCGACGAGCCATTGCCGGCGCCGGCCAACATCGTGCACACCGCACCGGTCATGCAATACGGCATGCTCAACACTGACGCGGTGGTTTTCTCTGTGGTGCTGGACACCTCAGTCGGCGATTTTGATTACAACTGGATCGGGTTGGTTGACCAGGCCAGCAACACGCTATGCATGATTGTGCACACCCGCACCCAGCGAAAAATCGCAACCAGCGGCCAGGAACAGGGAAACACCCTGACCCGCACGCTGGCGATGGAATTCAACGGCGCCGCCGGCACCACGCAGATCAGCGTGACCCCGCAGACGTGGCAAATCGATTTTTCGGCGCGGATATTCGGCCAGGATGAACAACTCCGCCTGGCTAATTGGGACGTCTACGGCGAAGGCGCCTTCTTCGGTGATGCCTTCCTTGTCGTTCGCAGCGGCGACACGTTCACCGCGACCGCGGGAAGCGGCTACGTTGGCGGTATTCGGGCTGAGCTTGAGACTGACACCCCCATCGACGTTACCAAATGGACAACCACGGTCTGGGCCGATGTAAGTTGGCAAGGCGCCACAACCAGCCGCTGGTCGGCACACATCGCACTGACCGCCGCCGACACCCTGGCCGACTACAACGACGCCCAGGGATTCAGGCATTACGTCACGGCGATCGCGCGTATCGGCGCTGACGGTGCGGTGACCGACCTGCGCAAAAAAGGCTCTCAAGGCGAGCAGGAAGCCAGCCGGCTGTTTCTGCGCAAAGCCGCCAACCTGTCGGACATGACCGACCCCGCCGCCGGGCGCGATAATCTGGGCCTGGGGGAGCTGGCAACAAAAGACGTGTTGTACGCGCACGACGTCGGCGCCTACACCCAGGGCGAAGCCGATCAGAAGTTTTTCCCGCGCACAGGCGGAACAATCACCGGCCCGATCAATGTTCTGGGTGATGTTGGCACACAAGGCGGCGTTTTCGTTTTCCGCGACCAAAACGGCATTCAGACCGGTTTGCTCGCTGCATATGATGACGGCTCTCTTTCAGTCATACGCAGTGATACAGGGCGTGGATTCGGTATTGACGTTAACGGGAATTTTTACACGACGGACAACATACCAATTTATGAATATGGCGCCCGTGTATATAGCCCACACAACACCCCCACCGAAGGGGCTATGGGTCAAATCTGGTGGTGGCGAGACAAGGTAACAGGTCTGATCAGGCAAGGTGGCTACATTGAAGATTCGAAAAGCGAAAAGTTCTTAACAATCAACTTTGCGATCAATTTTCCGAATGCTGCAACGGGGTTTTCTTTTACACCTGCCGCAGTACCGGACACCAGTAACATGAATATTTCTGTTGCCTCATTTACAAACAGCAATATGACAATTTACCACGGCATACAGGAATATAAATTCTTCTGGGAGGCTGTTGGATACTGATGAAGAACTACGTTTACAGCGCAAAGAATAATGCGTTCTATCCGCTAGCAATGAAGGCGATATATCAAGCTGCAGGCAGTTGGCCGCGCGACGGGAAACCGATCGACGATAGCGTTTATCTCGAGTTCGCCGCATGTGCGCCACCCGTTGGCATGGCTCGCATTGCAGGCAAAAGCGGGTTGCCAACGTGGGCGCCAACTCCGACGGAAGATTAAAAATGTGGAAATATGTGCAGTTAGGTTTTCCAGATGATTTCTCACCGATCAGTTGTTCTTTACTGACCGTCAACCCGTGGACGTATGGCGCCGGCCAGGTGACACCATCCGGTAATTACCTCAGCCCGGAGAACGCCGTCAAGTTTTTGGCCGGTAAGTTAAAAGCCGCCGGCGGCACGCCTGGCGCCGTTGGCTTCCTGATCACTGCGACACAAAGCGACCGTTTTCTGGATGACCTGGCCGGGTTTGCGGCCTTGCTGCCGCTGCCGGATTTGCAAAAGACTGCCAGAAAAGCCGTGGCGCAGGCTGAGCTTGCGGTCAGTAAAATGCAGCTGCCGGGGCTGCAGGGCGTTGGCTTACCTGACGCCGCGCCGCTTTCGCTGAGCACGACCCGCACCGCACAGAATGCCCAGCGCATCCAGGCGGCCGCCGAATCTGCCGCTACCGGCCTGTCATTTGACGACATCACCAGCGCGCTGCAGAGCCTTGAAGACGCCGCCAGCCAGGCACAGCAGGCAGCAGAACAAGCGCTAACTGACCTGAAAGGTCGCCGTGTCGACGCCTGGATGTTCACCGATGAGGGGCATCCGTCCAACATCGCTAACAACATGCTGAACGGCATCCCCGAACCTGACGCGATTTTCACCCTCGGCGCGCTGTTTGTGGGCGATGTCGGCGAGTTATTACGGATGGTAAAACCATGACGATCATCATGCTGGCGCTCGATGGCGAGGGAATCCCGCTCAAGGACATCAAGGTTTCCCCGAAAATGACCATCGAAACCAAGGATAAATCGGGGCAATCATCCAGCACCACGCAATCAGAAAACGGCATCAAGGCCAAAGAGCTGAGCGTGTCCGGCCTGGTCGACTTCAAGGATAAAGCCCTGCTATCGCGCATTTTCGCGCTGGCTGAAGCCAAGGACAGCGGCGGCGCCGGGCGACGCTATCGCATCGCCAGCCCTGTGGCGCAGGCGATCAACATGAAACAAGGCATGTTTACCGGCACGATTGAAGCCACCGAGCAGACCGACAAATTAGCCTGGCAGGTCAGTTTTACGCTGACGGAACAACTCAGCACCGCCGAGAAGGCCAAAGGCCGCAAGGCCGCCAACGCCCCGGCCAGCACCACGAAAACGCAAACGGCCGCCGGCACCACCGCCGCCCCGTCAGACGACGCCGACGAGCAGGAAAAGGAACTGACCGGATTTGAAAAAATCTTGAAACGTGTTGATGACCAGTTGGGGGCGCTATGAAACCCGTCGTTACGCTAAAAATCGGCGCCGTCGATGCCACCGTGTCGGCCTACGAGGTGGTCACCGACCTGAACGATACCGGCCGCGGTTTTGTCACGGCAAAAATCGAGGACGACGCCACCGGCGCGATCGTCCGTCTCGATCTGGGGTACAACGATAATTCGTATCGCTGGTTTACCGGGTATGTTGAGCGCGATCAGGCATCCGATAACGGATTCCGCCGGTTGTTCGTGCGAGAAATGACAGGGATTTTTGAAAAGCGCTGGCCGCTTTCAATGCAGCACCCAACGCTGCGCCAGGTCACGCAGGCGCTAAATCAGGCGAGCGGGATAGAATTTGTCTTACCGGTCGCGGATTATGTCGACACACCGATCCCGCATTTTGTCCATAGCGGCACCGGGTGGCAGTTGCTGAACACCCTGGGCCGCGCCTTTGGGATCGATGATTACATTTGGCAGCAGTTGCCTGACGGTTCGGTCTGGCTGGGCCGCTGGCAAGATTCGCGCTTTGCCGGTTTACCGGTCGCCATCCCAGCCGAGTTTGCATCAAGCACCGGCGCGGGTAACTCGTTGACCGTGCCGCTTATCCCTTCGGTTCGCCCCGGCGCCCTGGTCAACGGCCAGCGTATCACCCGCGTGGCGATCAAAGACGGCGACATGACGCTAACCTGGACACCGCTCGACGCCAGCGGCCAACCTAAAATCAAACCAGCATTCCAGCGACAGCTTGAACAGTTAAACCCTGAGATCGCCGCCGGGCTGCACCTGCCGAAGCTGGCCCGTGTGGAAAACTACAGCGAGCCGGCCGACCTAGGCGATATTGCCGACCCATTCCGGCCAAAGTATGCCGTCGGCGTGCAGCTGCTTGACGAGAACGGCCAGGACAGCAAAGGCACCCCAACCTATCCTGCAGTACAGCTACCTGTGACGATGGGCGGCGACGAAAGCGGCTTCATGCAATACCCGCCGCCTGGCACGCTGGTAGAGCTGGCTTTCCAGGACGGCAGGCAAGACAAGCCCTTCATTCGCCAGGTGTTGCCCAGCAATGCCAGCCTGCCCGCCATCGCGCCGGGCGAGCAGCTGCAGCAGCAGCGCGCCGAGGTATTCCAGCGCGTAACAGCGCCAGGTGACTGGCATCGTGAAACTGACCAGGCAATCAGGGAAGTCTCAGCGTCACGCACCGTAGAGGCCGACAAAGAAACGCGTAAGGTTATCGATCGCGAGATCACCGTCCAGGCCGACGACAGCAAGACCGTGCTGGGAACGGCGAGAACCACCGCCGGCGCCGTGACGCATATCGCCCGCGGCGACTACACCGTCGGCACCAGCGCGAACCTGAAGACAGCAGCCAAGGCCGCCGACGAGAAGATAGCCCAAAGTAAAAGCGTTGATATCGGCGGCGCGCTGACCGAACGTATCGCCGGTTTGCGTCAGAGCATTTCCACCGCGCTGCAGCTGCAGGCCGGCCAAACCTGGATCGGCGACGGCACCACAAACCTGTTGACGCTGTTGATGGAAACCCTCGACCTGATCGACACCCTGGCACAGCGCACCGCAGAGCACACCCATAGCAACACCGGCACCCCAACCAACGCCAGCGAGATAGCGCAAGCGTCCTCGACCGCCACCGACCTGAAAGGGAAGTACGGTCACCTCATCGGCTAACCCAGCCACCGCCAAAGCCAGACCCGCATTTAAACGCAACCAGCGCCCCACCACGGGGCGCTGATGCTTTTGCGCGTCCGCATCGGCTGGATATGAGAACGCAGCACGACGCCACGCAGAGCGCACGGAAACCCACGGCACGGAGCCGCAGCGCCACGGAAACGGCGCTACACCGCACCCGCCTGCCCGTTTCGTGTTGAGAAATTTTTGCAAAGGATCTTTTCCGCAATTGCCATTGCCAGCCCGCGCCACGCCTGGGGCTTTGCGCGCAGATCGCCGTTGCACGCATTGCAATGATTTTCAACGATTTGCAAAAGCAGAGACGCCCAAGGCCAGCCGGAGAAAAGTTAACTCAATGAATAAAAAGGATCTGTTTTGCTTTCCGTGAGGATCTAAGCGGCAAAGTGCAAGAGAGGCGCAAGGAAGATAAAACGCGAAGAAACCAGCGGCGGCGCGGGTTTGCGCTTGGCTTGGTTGGTTCTGGAAGTTTTGCAAAGCTGCAACGAAAAGATCGTTTGAGGGCGTAGCCTAATTACCGAGGTTTTATAGAGTGGCAAGCAATGGATGAGTGTCCACATCAAACATTGTCACGTCAAATTGTGGACAATAAAAAATAAATTCATTTAATAATCAATGATTAATACAAATAACAAGGGAGGCTTTCGCCTCCCTTGGTAACTCCCCTGCCTGAATCAGTGATTACGGATGTATTCGTCCATATCGGTTTTCAGGTTGTCGGACTTGGTGCCGAAGATGGCCTGCACGCCGGAGCCAGCGACGACTACGCCGGCTGCGCCCAGTTTCTTCAGGCCCGCCTGGTCAACTTTGGACACGTCGGCCACGCTGACGCGCAGACGGGTGATACAAGCATCCAGGTTAGTGATGTTTTCTTTACCGCCGAAGGCCTGAACCAGCGCCGCGGACATTTCGGAACCGCCCTGCGCAGTCTGCTCGGCAGCGGTGTCTTCACGGCCCGGGGTTTTCAGATCCAGCTTGGCGATCAGCACGCGGAAGATGGTGTAGTACACCAGACCGTAGACGATGCCGACGATTGGGAATAGCCAGATTTTGCTGCTGTTGCCGCTCAGTACGATAAAGTCGATCAGGCCGTGCGAGAAGCTGGTGCCATCGCGCATGCCCAACAGGATGCAGATTGGGAACGCCAGGCCAGCCAGAATAGCGTGGATCACGTACAGGATCGGCGCGACGAACATGAAGGAGAACTCGATCGGCTCGGTGATACCGGTCAGGAACGAGGTCAACGCGGCGGAGATCATGATGCCGCCGACTTTCGCGCGGTTTTCCGGCTTGGCCGAGTGCCAGATGGCGATGGCCGCCGCAGGCAGACCGTACATTTTGAACAGGAAGCCGCCGGACAGTTTGCCCGCGGTAGGGTCGCCCGCCATGTAGCGAGGGATGTCGCCGTGGAATACCTGGCCCGCCGCGTTGGTGAATTCACCGATTTGCATTTGGAACGGTACGTTCCAGATGTGGTGCAGACCGAATGGCACCAGAGCACGCTCAACCACGCCGTAAATGCCGAAGGCCACGACCGGGTTCTGATAAGCCGCCCACTGCGAGAAGGTCTGGATAGCCGTACCGATCGGCGGCCAGATGAAGGACAGCACTACGCCCAGAACGATCGCCGCCAGACCGGAAATGATCGGCACGAAACGCTTACCGGCAAAGAAGCCCAGGTATTCCGGCAGTTGAATGCGGAAGAAGCGGTTGAACATATAGGCCGCGATGGCGCCGGAGATAATCCCCCCGAGCACACCGGTATCCGCCAGGTGTTTGGCCGCAATCTCTTCAGCCGGCAGGTGCAGCACCAGCGGCGCAACCACCGCCATGGTTTTCACCATGATGCCGTAGGCCACCACCGCCGCCAGCGCGGAAACGCCGTCGTTGTTGGTGAAGCCCAGGGCGACGCCGATGGCGAAAATCAGCGGCATGTTGGCGAAGACCGAACCGCCCGCTTCCGCCATCACGTGGGAGACTACCGCAGGTAGCCAGCTAAAGTTGGCGGAGCCGACGCCCAGCAGGATACCTGCGATAGGCAACACGGACACCGGCAGCATGAGCGATTTACCTACTTTTTGCAGGTTTGCAAATGCGTTCTTGAACAT